CTTTGTCCATGCACTTGTAAGCCTGTGTGAGTAAGTCTGCACAGTGGTCACAGTCCATGCTTCTTAGATTCCTTGTGAGCCTTAATAAAGTCATCAAGGTTGTATGAAACTCCAACTGCCACCTGCTATTGTTTTGTACCAATCTGCAATTACTGTAATGATCGCCTTTGTAAAGCAATTCAGGTGGGCAGTTGCAACTCATGATCGCTCCAAATCTAGTGCGATAAATGTGTCACATGGCCATTCCTCATCACAGCACACACAATTCTTAGTCCATTTGCAGTTATCACATGAGCCATCAGTCTTGCCACATAACAAGCACTCGTCCCTTGGCTCTAGCTTTATGTGTATTGCTCTGGCTTCCTCAATGGCTGCCTGTAGCTCGTACAAGTCAGTGCATACACAATGACAATACTTGCTGTGTTCAGGGTGGCTCATGAGCGATCAAACTTTGGATCACACTGCGGCTCATTGTCACAGAAATACCCGGCATAAGGCTTGCCATTCTTTTTAGAGATACCACTACGCCTAACCATTGGACCATGTAGGCAGTTAGGTATTTCGGGTGCTTGCTCTACATACTCTACGTCCCACGGATCCAGTATTGGTTCGCGTAACTCCTGCGCTTCACTGGGGATTCCCCAGTCGCTGGGTGGCTCTTGCACCACCGGCACTTCCTTTGACTTGGCTGGGCCGGGTGCTTGGCGCTCTCGGCTACCTATGATTTCCTCTTTGCTGCTTAAGCCCTTAGATGTGCCAATGTTGAGGCTTGCACATGCGCGACCCCAGCAGGCTGTCTCAAGGTTCTGCAGCTCTGATCCATTGGTGTACGGGCTCTTGCCTACGATCAATTCAGATGCAGTGCCAATGCCCGGCAGTGGATCCTCTGGTGTTCTGTAGGCTCTAGCAATGCCCCACATCTTTAGTGGATCGCCGTCCATGACACCCATGAACTCGAACTGAATCGAGCCCTCTGGGTATTTCTCGTAAAACATGGCCACACGCTCTGCCACTGTTACGTAATTGCTAATGTCAAAGGCCATTAGATTTTCCATCCATCTCTTGCCATTTGTGCCTCAATGGATGATCCAACGGGATGACGTTTCTTAGCCCACTTGATTTGCTTTTGTTTGTGATGGTCATTTTCAACCATGATTCCGACCAAACAGCCGACTGCAAAAAATAAGCCAAAGCCAATAATTGTCATCATGCTTATGCACCTGCCATCTCTGGATAATGTACTTCTTGCATTGCATACTCAAATGCAGTGTATTTTGCATCATTGTAGGTACGTAGCATTGATGCAATTGTTTCCGTTGTATCTTGATCAAACACATACCAGCAACAACGGCACTCATTGTTTCTTGCCCAAATTATGTTTGTACCAGCTACTCTGTAGCCGCCGATTGGGTCCTTAATTGCTTTTAACTTCATGCCCTGATTCCTATTCTTAAATTGTGAGCCTTGGCGCTCACAGGAATAGTTTAAGCACACTATTCAGAATCGCACAAGCACTTTCGTAAAATAGGCGTGTTGTGGCTTGTGTTCAAATGTTCTTGGACCACTAGATGTAGTGAATCTACCTTGTTTATCAAGTCTGGTAAGGATTTTCCGCCATTGGCATAAGGCTGGATGGCATAAGTCATGGTGTCTATGTAGGCCTTTATGGGTTTAACTATGCCCCATTTGACCAGCATTCCAGCAAGGGTAAGGATTGCAATTAGGGCAGCTGCCAGTTGCCCGGCAGTAATCAAATCGCTCATGAGATAGCCAACTTGATTTCACGTGTGGTTATTGTGGCTTTGCCATTGGCCTTGAGCTGCAGGGCTACTGGCTGGCCTTTCTTTGCTTGAAATAGCCAGACATCTTTCACAAATGTAGTGCCGCCTTTAGTCAGGCTGAATGTCTGATAACCAGTTGCATCATTTATACCCTTGGGATCACGTACCCATTTGATCGTCAGCTCTGTTGCGCCACCGATTTTAGGTGTTTTGATGTTTAGGTATGTGGCAAACAATGCGCCAGTAGATGTGTCTGCATTAGGTATGACACTAAATAGGCCATCAACTTCTAATGTGTTGTATTCATTAGGCTTTAAAGTTTGTGTTGGAATGCGGCTTGAGGCATCTGATTTACGGCTGATGTATTGGCTCATGCTTTGATCCATTTCTCTGGATTTCTAAACTTAATTGGATTCCATGTACGGCTGGCAAGGATCTGGAAGTGTAGGTGAGGCCCAGTAGATCGGCCTGTGTTGCCTGAAGTGCCTAATAACTGCCCCTGACGGACTCTCTGACCGACTGCTACATTCACACCGTCTAGGTGGCAATAGCCAGCCCACAGGCCTGCTGTGCCGTCTGGAAAGGCATCATTGTCCACTATGACGTGTATTCCAAAGGCAAAGCCCCAGCCTTTTTTGTAGATGTGCTTGCCAGCGTGTACAACTACGCCCGGCACAGCTGCTACAACTGGCGTACCAATGGCTGCTCTGTAATCAATGCCCTTGTGTATTCCGCCAGTGCGGTACTTAGCCCCGTAGGGAAATGAAACAATGCCAGACTTAATCGGTTTCATCTAAGTTGGCCCTGCCATAATTGTTGTATTCGGGGTTTAACCAGTTAATGATGATAGGTAATGCCGACACTATTCCAATGGTTAATGCTGGATGAATGCCGAGTGTATCTGCGTTAATAAGCACCCAGCCCAAAACACCAGCACCAAAGACTCTAATGAAAGAGGCAATGGGACTGTGTGCGAACCAAGTCAATACGCTCATTTTTTGGCTTTTGGCTCTGGCTTTGGATCGACCTTGTCTGTGATCTCTACATAGCAACAGCCACAGATAACTGTTTCTTGGCAGTCAATTACCAATAGTTCTATGTTTTCATTTTCGCAGTCTTTAGTCCTGCAAGTTACATTTTTGTTCATTCAATTATCCTAACGCTGCGGAAGAAGTCATTTGGAAAGCAATAAAAACAACTCGGCGTGATGCGTTGCTGGAATTGTAAAGGTTGCCAGCAGTTGTTGAAGTTGCTTGTGCTGAACTAGGGCCGCTCAAAGTAGTGGAAATTGAATCAAATCCGCTTATTATTTCAGGCGTAACTGTAAAGCGACCTGATGGGAATGTAATTGATACCGAGTTATTAGCTGCGACAGTGGCCGCGCCAGTACGCATTGAGAAAGCGATAGGACGGGCAGTGCCGGTTGTATTGTTTACGATCTGATTGGGAAAACTTGCCGAGCCTAAAGTAGTGTCAATGCCATCGCCAAGTGCTTCAATCGCAGTCGCGCCATTAGTTACTAGATCAGTGCTTGTAGGAACTGGCCATCCAAATCGTGGTGTCGTTGTTGCCATTAAAGTTCATTCCATTTCTGTGTAGGGAACGCTGTTCCGTAGCTTGTCCAAGTATAACTGTATGGGACTTGATCCCAGTTGATTGAGTTGTATTGCTGTGAGTATGGCGCAAGTGATAGCCCCAAAATAAAGGCATCTTTGGTTATGTCAAACTGACAGCCGATTGTCTGGTAATACTGGGTGCCGCCCATTGGCAAAGGCGCCTCCACCTGCATCTTGATTCCAAGAGGCCGATACAAGAGCAAGTCGCGCTGCTCGTCAGTAAAGATTGGGTTTAGCAGATTAAGGCTTATCTGCTCGGTAGATAGTAAGGGATAGGCAAGGCCATTAAGAATACGCTGGGCCACGTTGGCGGCCTCTAGTGTTTCCGTTAGGTATGTGCTTAGGCTGCCTGATCTTTCGTTGTAAAGGCTGATCGACTCGTCATCATAATAAGTAGTTTCTACGCCATCAAACTCGGTAATCGTAACTTTATTTCTTATTTTGTCTATGCCATCGCCGCCCTGAATGTCAGTGCTTAGCATGTCCTGCGTAATTGTTATCTGTTCAGGCGGAAATCCCAAGCCACAATCCACAGTTAATGTGCCGTTGGGATCCTCCCAAATCCAGCCATTTACGCCATACACTAAAGTCACTAAGTCATCCCACACATTGCGGTAGCCTGCGTTTAATCTCTGCAAAGATTCATCGCCACTGCCAGATACAACTGGTAACGAATAGATAACAAGGTCATCTACGTTGTCCCAAGCCAAAGGCCCGTAGTTTTCCCATGTCGTATTGACATTGATCTGATTCCACATAAAGCGGCCAGCTTCCAAATAAACTTTTTGGATGCACTCCTCTGTGGTGTCAGTAAAATTAGATTCGTTGTACCAAGTCATGTTTTGATAAATTGAAATACCCGATGTCAAAGAAAATTGCCATTCTAAAACAAATCCATCAAGCCCATAGGCTCGGTATGCACTTTTACGGCTTGTAACGTATCCGCTATGAATGATGGCCCATGTGTCTACGGATGCAGTGTAAACACCTATTTCAACGAATGATCCAAGTTCTATATCAGGAATTACATTTTGATCAAATAGCAAAGTGACCACAGTTGAGGCTGGATAAGGTGGGCTGATATATTCTGACGTGCCTCTAGAGGCGCTTATGCTGTAATCGACCCAATCTGTGACGGTTATTGCAGGGTCTAATCTGTCAGTGTTCGGCGGATAATATTGAATCCTAATGTCTGGAGTAAAAGCGGTCATGGCAAAGCGCCAGCAAGATTGATCGGGCCACTGGTGCGGCTTTGAGTCTGGAGTAGGCGCTCGATGCTACGTCTGGCACTAGCTGCATCTACTATGCCATTGAGGTTGATTACAGTTGTGCCGCCACCACCTGATGCCGGGCGGATTGATCCCGAGCCACTAGGCACAAACATTTCAGGGCCAAACTCGCCTACTCGGTAGGCTTTGTTTCCGCTAACTGTGCCACCAGCTGCCATGTTGCCACCAAACAAGTCAGCGTATTGGCTTAATCTTGTTAAAGGATTCATGAAATCTTTCAAGCCCTTTGGCACTTTGTCGTAAAACTTCTTATAGTTTCTAAAGGCATTGGCGATGGCATTTATAGCATTGGCCACATCTATCAAAGCCTCTGCCAGTTGTTGCATAGTGGTTGTAGCTTCGCCAGCCTTTGAACTGCTAAGTTCACCAAACAAGCGACCAAAACTATCGGCCAAAATCTTTAGGCTGCGACCAAGTGAACCAGCGCCACTATCCCCAACTTCACCTTTTAATTCTCTGGCCCTTGCGCTAAGACCCTCTGGATCTTGTCCACTAAAAGCCCGAGATACCTTGATGGTTTCCTCGGCTAGTCGCTTCAAGATTGGTATCACTTTGACTCCCACGCCCTCTTGCAACTCTGCAAAAGTTTCGCGCAAGATAGATAACTGGCCCTCAAGTGTCTTGGCATTGGCTTGGGCTGATCCGCCAAAGAGTTTCTGCAGTTGATCGGTTGCCGCTTCAAAATCTTTTGTTTTGATAATGTTGGCATCTAGTGGCACACCAAGTTTGGTCAATGCCCCCAAATTGCCGTTGTAAGCCTTAGACAATGCCAGACTAATTGTTTCAAGGTCTTTGCCGGTTGCTGCCGCAATGTCAATGGCAAGGTTATTAAGTTTTTGGGCCTTGGTTAGATCGCCAGTGGCTCGAGCAAGGTTAGCCAGTGCCGGGCGCAACTTGGTGTCAGCAATACCAAAAGACAACTGTTGCTTGCTGATGTAATCCTCTGTGCTGGCAATTTGGGAATCAGTGGCTTTGGTGGTGTTGCGTAAGGCTTGAGCAAGTTTGACTTGGCTCTTTTCATCCTCAATGGCTGACTTGACACCATCAACTCCGAGCTTGACTGCATAGGCTGCAGCTGCAACACCAGCCAGCGCAAATGACTTGGCCATGGCTTTGGAATACTTGTTAACCTTTTGACTAAATGTCTGGGTCTTTTGGTCGGCCTTTGTAAGGCTCTTGCCAAACTGGCTAACATCTGCCAGCAAGTTCAGCTTCATTGTTCTAACGTCAGCCATTAGATAGGACTCCCCCACTTGTCAAATACTCTTTGCACAGCTGCTTTCCACTTATCGGTGAGTGTGCCTTGATTTTCTTTAAGCGTTGGAAAGATCCAGTAACCCACGTTGCCGCGACCCTCTCGGTCTGTACGGGGTGGGAATCTAAAGCCACCATTAGGAAAGGCGTTTTTATTGCCAAAAGCGTTGCGATCGCCGCCAAACTCATTACCAAACAACAACTGCCCGGCATTTGCGCCACCAGATACTCGACCGCGTGAGCCACCGATAGTAACGCTTGGGATTCTGTCTCGATTGCCCTTTACAGTTTTGGCAACTATGTATGCCTGTTTTGGATACTCTGGGTGTGCAAATCCAGCACGTTGAATTGCTGTTGCCATCCACATAGTAATTGCTTGTACATCGTCCTTTAGCTCTACGTTGGCTTCCTTTTCCATTTTGTTAAGGGCCTTGAGAGTGTCGCGCAAGTCGCGCATGTCAGGCTGGATTTTGATTGTTGTTCTTGTATCAGCCATGACCATTCCTCTCTCGTATCAGCCCAATGGCTGTGTTAATGTCTGCGAGCGACCACTGCATTAAGTCAGTCATCGGGATGCCGGTCGATACTGCTATCCGCACCAGCGTGTCCCTTAACTCTCTTTTGGGCTTTCCTCTACCACCTCAAAGGTGTCAAACTCATTGACCACCCATGCCTGTTGGCTCGGTAGTTTGGTATGCCCAGCCGTCTTTGCTGCCTTGTAAAGTAGGCAAGTGATCACATCCAGTGACCCTTGCGCCATCTTGTCAGCTGCCTGACTGACTGTGTAGCCGAGTTCTCTTTCGATCTCGACCCACAGCCAAGCATTGTCATCGCTCACTATGTAGTTGTTGCCCTGTTTGGTAGTTACTTTGTATTCCATAAGTGGTGCCCTGTTCTGCTAGTTATGCTCTTGCGACTGTTCCATCTTGAACTACGAAACTCAAGGATGTAGTCAAAACGTCAGTGGCCGCGCCACCAACGGTTGGAAATACTGGGAAAACTGATCCAGTGAATGTGTCACCGTTGACATCAAAACTGAAAGTCAGTGCTGTGTCAGGTGCAGTTGATGCTGCGTCCCATAGCGCCGAGATGATGCCAGCGGATGCGGAGTCATCAAGGTAAAGTTCCACATTTAGTGTGGCTGTCTTATCTACGGTCTTGTAAGCGCGACCTGATAGGACTTCCAACACCTGCTGGTTGTTTTCCATTTCAAGTGTGACTGTGCTTGCTTGATCAGCGTATGACACAGAGTTGATGCTCAAAGTCAGATTCCGACCAGTTATGTATGTTGCTGGCATGACTTGCCTTTCTAGTTGGTTGTGACCATCTCTATGCTGAGTTGGCTGATTAGCATGTCGGCATTTCCGATTTGCTGGACTGTGGGTTGTGACCATCCGCCAAGGAATGAGATGTTATTGGCGAGTAGGTCTGTGACACTAAAGATTAAAGTTTCTAAATTAGCCAGTGCGGCTTGGTTGTCAGCTGCATTGACTATGCAAGTAATGTCAAAGCGCACATGGCAACGTGTGCCACCGATTGCGCCGACTGTGATGTAAGGCGATCCCGGCACAAGCACAATGGCCGATGGCGTGATGTTTTCTTTTGGGAATGAATAAACTACTCGCCCGGCAGCTGCAAGAGTTGTGGCAAGGTTTGTACGGTATGTGGCAAGGTTTCCCATTATCCGACCATGCCTCGGGTGTCCATCCACTTACCAAGTAATCCTGATACTCGGGTAAATAGGGATCGGCCTAAACGGTAGGGCGCTGGGCTTTGGAAGTCCACACCTTGCTGGCCAAGTGTGCCAGTGCGTGTGATCCAGATGTCACAGGCGATTGCAAGACATGCCTCATGTATTTCTGGAACTGTTTCGAGATCAACAAACTCAACGTCATTGGCAAAGCCATAAGGCACGACAGCCTGCTTTGGGTTTGTTCCAGTTACGATTGCAAAACTAAAGGAATAGTCTGTGCGCTTTGTGATTGTGTGTGTGCCGTTGAAGTGTGCGCCACATCCATCAACAGTTAAAGTTTGGCCCACATAAAAATCATTTACTCGGTCTGTGTAAAGCGTGGCTACTGTGCCTACGCGCTCTCTGGCCACAATGGAGTATTGGTTTTTGACAAGCAAAGATAAAAGGATGTTTTCAGCTGCATCGGCTACCTCTTGCACGATTGCATCAGCATAGATGTCACCAATACCAAGTACGGCTTTTAGCTCGCTAATAGTAATTAGTGCCATCTCAAATCCTTATCTAATAGGGGGTGTGTGGGGGGCACAGGGCCGCACCCCCCACACGATTGTTAACTTGATTTAGGTCAAGTTAAAGCGGCGTACGCCACCTGCAGTTAGAACACCTACGGCTAAGTAACCGTAAAGCATTGTCTCGATTTCACCACTGGTTACTACGTTTGTTGACATACGTAGGATTGGTGATTCGTAGATAGCAACTGCGGATGGGGTGACAATGAATGCCGACTCATCGATAACAGTTGATACTGCGTTTGGATCTACGTACAGATCAAGTCCAAGCACGTTACCGCGTAGGGACTGTGGGCCTGCAACTCCACCGTTGTTCTGTGGGTTGTATGCGTTGTAGATTGGGCGACCGGTTGAATCGGTTGCACCCATCAACAATGACCACTGGCCAGTGCCTGCAATGTAAGCGCTTGGCAATTCGCCAGTTGCTAGGTAAGCGGCTGGGGCTTGGCTAGATACGAAACCGATGATGCCATCAGAGTCTGCATCCTGTGCTGTTGCCTGTGTACCACCAGCGGTTAGTGCTGCGATAACGGCTGCATCAGTTGCCTTGTTGTAGGCGCGTGTCATGTTATCAACCATTGCTTGGAAGAAATCTGGGCTTGAACGCTCCAAAAGTTCTACTGAATATCTCTGAAGTCCAGCGAACTTGTTTACGTCCAAATTGACATACGAGCTGACAATACCTTGCTCTGATGGTGCTGCACCTTCGTTGGTGTCTGCCACAGTGCCATTGGTTGTGATTTTTGGATGTGAGATGACCATCCCGGAAGCAGTAATTGCACGTGATCCGATTGCATCAATGGCTGGACGTGATCCGATTGAGTTATCGATAACAGTGTTTACATACTGCACTGGGGTGAATGCTGGGTTGGTGCTGAATGAATCATCAGCAGCCATTACATACTGGGCTGAATCATGGTTGCCCATTTTGGCCTTGATGCTGTGCTCTAGGTAAGAGGCTTGGCTGTTGATTGGGCTACGAGGCTTTACGTAGGCCACTGGTGCAGCTGCATGAACAACCGCTGCTGCGGTCACTTCATCTGCCACTGGTGCGGTTGTTTCTTCCACTTGTGTCTCCTGTGGGTTTTCCTCTGCTGGGGTTTCAGCTTCGGTGGTTTCTGGGGTTTCATCGTTGTCAGTTGCTGCGACATCGAGAATCTGTGCATCCTTAAATGCTGGGTTAGTTACATGAGCAACGGCCTCTAGGTTTGCAGATGCTACAACCATCACGCCCTTTTCCATTGTGTACTCATTAACTTTGGCTTCAATGCTAAATGCTGGGCGCAAGCCCTCGGCTGCTTCTACAAGTGCATCATTGCCTGCGTTAGTAGGTGCGATCTTAAAAGCCATAGAAATGCCTGCTGGACTTACCTCTAATGAATCACCAATGCCCCTGCCCAAAGGTCGGGTTCTATCGTGCTCGGCATTAAGGATGATTTGACTTGGATCAATGTCACCAAATGCGCCAAACTCAAAGCGCACTGGGCCTGCTGATGTGTTTCCGCTTTTGCCAAACGGTACTACCAAGCCCCTAATGGTTCTGGTCTCAACGCTTGCGGCCAATACTTGGCCCTCAAAATTAAGTTGCATTTGCTTGATTTCCTCTCGGTGCTAAGTCCATTTCTTCACGAGCCTCATCAACGTCAATGAGTCCAGCTGCAAGCATTTTTTCTAATACTTCTATTTGTTCTAGTGGGTTACCTCGTAAGTAGTCATCTAGATCAAAGCGAACAACTTGCCCTCGTGGGGTCACGTCATTCATGCTTAAGCGCTCGGATATAGCCGACATAAATGGCTTGAGTGAGAAGTCAACTAGGCTTCGGCGCTCTTGGCTCACGTTGGAGTAAGTAGCGCTGGCGCTTTCGGCGTTGATGTACCACGCTGGGATGTTGCACATGCGAGCAATTTCAGCTGCAGTATTCAAGCGTGACTCTGTAAGTTGCATTTGCCCGGCATCGTAGCCAAAGGTCGTTACATCTAAAGGCCCTGACAAGTAAGCAGTCGAGCGAGTGGCTCGGGCTTGCTTCCATTGTGCTAACAGGCTTGATACCTGCTCTGGTGGTAGGTCAACGCCAGAGTTTTTAATAACCATAGTTGGATTTGGCTCACTGGCCATTCTCTGAACGGCTTCCTCAAGTTTTAATGCTGTAGAGATAGTGCGGCCACCTCGGTTGAGTATGCCCTCATCAATACCACTAAACATGATTAAAGATCCAACACCAGTTGCAGGTAGCAATCCACCCTCAATGTAAAAGCCGTTGACAATCTCTTGAGTGTTTAGATCAGTTGTGAATGTAACGCGTGTTGGATCAATTCTGCGAGCCTGTGTTGGTCTGCCGTCCTCTGCGCTTACCTCTAGCACTTGCCAGAAACAGCGACCATGAAATAACAAGTCCTCTACGGACCATGCGATCGTGATGGCTAAAGGCAATGCTGGATCAGGTTGCCTAAGGATACTTCGACCCTCGATCTTTGCCCCTGTGATTTCGTTGTATGAATTAAGGCCAAGTGTGGCGATTGTGCCAGCGATGATGTTTCTAGCTCGGGCCACTGCCGGGACCTGCATAGCGCTTGAGCGATCAACTCTGAAAGTATTAAAGGGAGTAAAATATGCATCTTGGTAAAACGGGATAGCAATACCTGCTCGGGCTTCAATGTCTGGTTTCTGTTCAGGTGTACCCAATAAGAAATCAATAAATCCCATACTTCATTATCTCATAAATGTGTGACATTCAAGCATCTAGTGCGCGTGTCGAGAATTGTGTGGGTCAGTGATAGGAGTGACTGACCCACACAATTAAGGTACTGCCAAGTAGCCCTTAACTACTAATGATACTCACAGTCTGTTGTGGCGCACAAGCATGACCTGCCGCCATTACTAAAGCCACTGCAGCTGTGATCGGTACTTGCGCTGCTCTACGTGCAATGCGCCATCCACCATCACTTGCAGGTCTACGAGCGCAACTAACTAAGTGACTATGAAGTGTCGCTTGTCCGGGATGAATAAACTTGCCCGATTGCATTGCATTAAGTGTTTGATCGCAACTGATAGCAAAGCCAGCACTGGCCCATGGTGTCGGCTCGGTAGCCACACCAGCTTGAGCCAGCCTTGGCGCAATGTAGCCAGCAGTGTTTGGATCATAGGCAAGTTTTCTAGGTCT